AATCGGGAAAGCAAAAGACGTACAAAATACCCCGTTTGTCCTTTGCGTGGATTCTAGGGCTGATTCTGACTGATTAGCTTGGCAAGGGATAAGAGAGAGAGAGAGAAGAGATACAATGTGGATGTAATGTGGGTACAATGTGGGGCTTGTTTGATGACCGTATTATATATGGTACGTTAAATGGTACGTTTAGGAGTACGTTTAGAAGTACAACTAAAGAAAAAATCGCACTCAGCCGTCCGAGTTTAACATAATATCCGTTATCCGTCACCAAATACAGACTCGATCAGTCATCTAACATACTATAATCATTCGCTTTGTTGAGGATACACCCCCCTCCAAAAGTCTGGACCCGATCAATTGTGAACAGGGGGACCGGGTACTCACCACAATTTTCTGTAGCAGTTCTGTCCAGACAAGAATTTGTGTATATCCATCTTTTCCCTCTTGCAGTCTTTATTTATCTGTACTATATAGTTAAAGAAAAGGAGATCTTTATGGAAATCTTGCTTTTAGATGTGGATTCGACTATTCCTAATCTTGCTCTTATGAAACTATCCTCTTTTCATAAAGAAAAAGGGGATTCTGTTTCTCTTATTAGGATTAAAGAGCCATATTATCCTACGAGGAAAAAGAAAAAATGGAGTAATTTTGAGAATAATTTCGATAGGATATATGCCAGTAGTATTTTTATTGGCAATAAAGAAAATGTAGAAGGTAAGGATATTATATGGGGAGGAACAGGAGTTTCATTAGATAAAACCCTTCCTGATGAAATTGAGAATCTAGATCCTGATTATTCTGTTTATCCTGATAATGATACTTCTTATGGTTTTATTAGCAGAGGATGCATAAGAAAATGTAGTTTTTGTTTCGTTCCAAGAAAGGAAGGAATGATAAGGCAGGTAAACAAAATAAGTAATATTATTAAACATAAAAAGGTGAAATTCCTTGATAATAATATACTCGCACTTCCAAATCATATCTCTATCCTTAAGGAATTAGTTAGTCTAGGAGTTAGATGTCAGTTTAATCAAGGGCTGGATATACGCCTAGTAAATAAAGAAAATTCCTTTTTATTATCACAATTGAATTATATACCTGAATATATTTTTGCATTTGATTCGTGGAGTTATTTACCTGTAATTACAAAGAAAATTAAACTACTTAATTGGAGGAGTCCTTTCCAGTTAAAATTTTTTGTATATTGTCACCCTTTAATGGAAATATCCTCTATTGTTAAAAGAATTGAATGGCTGCGGAAAGAAGAATGTCTTCCTTATATTATGCGGGATATATCTTGTTGGAATTCTTCCTATAACTTCTTTTATATTGATATTGCTGCATATTGTAACCAACCAAATTTATTTAAAAAAATGACTTTTAGTGAGTTTTTAAATAAAAGACATACCAAAACAGAGAGAATACAAAATAGTCTATCTCTCTACGAAAAAAACAAATGAATTTTTTGTCCTATTCCAGTCCAGACAAGAATTTGTATTTTTATCCTATTTTCCCTATTGCAATCCTCCTTCTTTGTTGCTATATACTAAGGAAAAGGAGAAAATCCCTGAGATGAAACACTCAATCAGTCTCGCATGGAGTGAAGAAGACTCTTGTTATGTTGCTACTGTGGCAGAGTTCCCAGGATTATCGGCATTCGGTGAATCTCCAAAAGAAGCGATAGAGGAAGCAAAGATAGCCATTGAGGGTTTTTTGAAAGTTTATAAAGAGGATCTGGAAGAGTGAATAATTACCATTTCAACTTGTTTACTAGGGTAGATTTTCTGCTGACGTATTTACTACGTTTCAGGGCAGTTTTCAGAAAAAATACTGTTTTACAGTGGTAAAAATACGGTAAAAATGAGGATTTTTAGGACAGGTGAAAAAATTAGTTTTAATTATTTCAGCTAGTTATAAAAAACAGGTAAAATTTCCCCTAGTAAACAAGTTTTAAGGATATTAAAGGATAATATTATGGCTAGATTCTTCTCGGCTGATTACCATTTTGGACATACAAACATTCTTTCATTGGAGCATAGGAAATTCAAATCTATTGATAAAATGAATCAGACCATTGTCCAAAAACATAATGAAATGGTTAATGAGGAGGATGAGATATTTATAGTAGGAGATGTCTCTCTTTTTGGGGCTGACCATGCTACCTATATTAGCAAGATAATCAATAAGATGAATGGTAGGAAGCATCTAGTCCTTGGAAATCACGATGTCATTAAACCATTCAAGTATATTGATATTGGTTTTACCTCTGTTCACACTTCATTGGAGCTTTCTTTAAATTCAATAGTACGTACTATATTGGTGCATGATCCTTGTAATTCGTGTATTGACAGAAGCAAATTGTTTATATGTGGACATGTGCACGATTTGTTTATATTTCAGAAAAATTGTATTAATGTAGGAGTTGATGTGTGGAACTACTATCCTGTTTCTGAAATGACTATTCTTGAGCATGTTCAAGCAGGCAAGGTTACATTTGGTTAAGGTGTTTTTATGCTCCACCGTCATATAAATCGAAACAAAAACCTACATGCAAAGTTAGGGCTTCATTGGTGTAGATCTTGTGATTTGATAAAAGTAGGGCAGTATGGTAAATGTCCTGTGTGTGGTAAGAGAGCAAATCCTAAGAAAAGGAAAATTCCATTGGAGGAAAAAATGAAAAAGGTGCTTTGGTTAGTGCTAGAAGAATGTTTTGTCTCATGAAACGGGAAAAATAAGATACAAACTATTTTGTGTATCATGGATGAGATACAAAGGAGTAGGAAACCATGTACGAAAAACTTATGCGTTGTAAGAAGTGTAATAAAATTACAAATCATGTTTTTACCAGAGAGGCCAAAAGTTGTTGTAGTTGCGGAACTGTGACAAAACGCTTTCCTGGGCATTGGACTAACTATCCAGGGTCATTTCAAAGATGCATCGTAGAAGATTTTGTGGAAAGTATTGAGGTTGAAATGGATCGTCAGGGGATGACTATTACTGATCTTGCTAGAAAGTTGGGATGGACAAATAAGTATACTAAGAATATTTTCAATAATAGTCCTAATCTCAAGGTAGATGTTATGGTGAAGATAGCACGGACTTTAGGGATGAAGTTGGCTCTATTTGCGTATAACGATGGTGATCCAGATAATAACGATGGACCTATTCTTTATGAGATTTTTGAGAAGTGTTGGAAGAAATGTGGCAGCCCTAAAAACTTTTACGATTTGGAGGAGAAAAAATGAAAAAGACAATTATCACTTTGGCAATGTTGTTTGTTCTGCTCCCTGTGACCGTTCAGGCAGGTGAAGTGTTCTGCCTTGAGCATCAAGGAGGTGGACAGTTCCAGCTGGTTGATTCCGGTACTGAGATGGAGCAGGAGCTTCGTTCGCCTTGCCTGGATCTTTTGCGTATGGCAGTGGATGCGGAAAGGCGCTGGCTTGAGACAAAGAATGCATTTGTCAAAGCAGTCATGGGGGATCAGGTGAGTAGACTCGTATACGAGATGCAGTCCGTTTGTCATTAGAAAGGAGAAATAACATGAATAAAGAATCTGATCTTAGAATCTGTCATAGATGTAGAGTTCCACATCATGAAAACTGTCCTAGATGTTTTGGATTTGGATTAACCAAGGATGGTTTTCCTATTTTCGCCGCAGATGCCCTTTCTGGAAAAGTTGGTACTAATTATATAAAATGTCCTGTTTGCCATAGTACTCCTAATGGCATTTCAGTAGAAGATGAGCTTGAAGATCTATCTAATAAACTTAAAGAAAATCATGATTTACTTAGAAAATCAATAAATAAATTGAAATGAAAACAGTTTGGGGGTTTATGGTTCGATTCCATATTCTGGGTATGTTGACTATAGGACGAAAAAGAGAGTGGCCATTATCAATTTCGTTACGTCAAAAGGCGGTTCGATTCCGTAGCGCGGTGCGACCCCCATCCATTTTAAAACTCAATATATAAATAGATAAGGAGAAATAGAAAATGTCTTTATACCATGTGCAGGACAATGATAGGCAATTGTACATTATTGCTGATTCCTATGGCGATGCTGAGAGGAAATGGGAAAGTATCATCAGGAAAGAGAATGAGATAGATGATGATGCTGGAGTAGATCCCCCTCTTGGTATTCAGTTTCTTTGCGACGATAATGAGCTTGTTGTGGATGATAAAGTAGTAGAGGATCTTCTTGCTAAGGAAAAAAGTAGAAGAGAAACCATGTCTGTTGAACAAAAGATACTTGATAATTTCAGAAAGGACAGTTCATTTACGTGTCCTGATAACAGTGGTAAAAGTTGTGATGCTTGTAGATCTTTCTTTGAAATACAAAGAAATGAAAGAGGAGAATGTCCAGATTTGCTATTTGGTGATTTTACAATAAAACTCTTCCTAGAAACTAAGCTAAAGGAGAAAACTGAATGAGACGCAAACTACGTGGATACCATTGGTCACAACCACAATATGTATGGTCTTATAGTATTGGTGAGGAACCTTTGGCAATAGTTGTAATGCAGTTTGATCCCCCTGCTATTTCCTATCAGGAAATCAAACGATTTCCATTTAAGGAAGGACAAGTCGAAAGCGAGAACTTTGCAATCTATGATGCTGAGAAGTATATAGATGCAGTCTATGATGGAAAAGAGACTGCTATAGGAAAGATGAGAAAATGAAGTTACGTGAACTACAATCATTCTTTGCACAAAACATAGGACATTTAATTGAGTTTGCTTATGATAATGGATATGAGTTGACGTTTGGTGATACTTATCCTTATAAAGAACACAAGAAAGGATCTCTACATGAATTAGGATTAGCAATAGATTTGAATTTATTTAAAGATGGGAAATATTTATCTAAGACAGACGATCATTTAATTCTTGGTGAATATTGGGAGTTGCTTGGTGGTAGTTGGGGAGGAAGGTTTGGAGATGGCAATCATTATTCAATGGAGTATAATGGAAGGAAATAATTATGTTCTCAGTCGAATTGAAAATCAATGGAGCTATGATTGGTCATATTTATGGAAGGAATATTGAAAGTCTTGGAGAAGGAATCTATAGATATACCTATGAATACTATGAACCCGAAACCAGAGGAATCAGGAAAGGTACAATAGTTCATAGACAAGTAGATGGAGTAAGACATTTGATTGCTTTGATCTTGAAAGACATGGAGGAAAGATGAGTAGAACACATCATCATGGAAAGCATGGATCTCCTACTTGTGAGGAAGCAACGAAGAATAGGGCATCTGGATATGAATATTGGTCCAGAAGACCTTTATCTTCATATGGGGGAATATCTCCTGGGAAATGGGCAAAGACAATGACTCATAGATTGGAAAGACGAAAGAAAATTGAATATGAATAAAAAAGTGGGCCACTTTGTCAATGGAGGGAAACAAAGTGGCCCTTACGAAAGGAGAAATTATGATAGAAGTATTATAGTGATTCCATCCTGAATGTCAATAGGTCAATCCCAAATAAGTTCTTCTAACGTGTGTTCTACCTTTTTTGTTATTATCCTAGAAGATTCTTTGAAGTTTTGAAGATTGAAATCTATTTCAGTTTCGAGTGCTTTTTTAAAATCACTAGGTAAAAAATCATCTATCTTCCAAAGACTTGATAAATAGGAGCAGTATTCACCGTATTCATCATTGCATAAATCTATGTAGTGATCAAATTCCTCCATTTTGGCATTGGTTATCATCTTAATAAACCTCCTTTTTCACTTTGATTATTGTGTCTTGGGTGGTCTTAGCCTTCCTTCGTAGTCTCTTCTTCTTTATCTTCTTTTCTGACTTTTGTAGGTTTTGTTGGGCCTTTCTGTTCACTTTCCCAATCCTCCGTTCATTACAACCGAACAATCATCCTTGCAAGTTGATTTTTTGGACTTTTGATCTAGGATCTCTTTGATTTCCCTGAGTTCTATAAGAATCTTCTTCAGTAAATCCTCTTCAGTATCCCAATGCGCATACCAATCATCTATAATTTTCATTTTGCCGCCCCTTTTTTGAAACTAAATATCAATATCTTCCCAAGTAACCTCGCCGTCCTTTACGGTAAGCCTATTTATTGAATCACCGCCTTCCCATACGCAAGACGCCACAAGCTCTCCTCTGCTATCCTTGAGGGCTGGCTCAAAAATCCACTCCATTGCGGTCCCGCTCCCCTCACCTCGGCATGAAATGGATTTGACGTGTAGCGTGCCGCCCAAAATAATGCCCGAGACTTTGGACTCAAGCACTTCGAATGTTACCGTACCGTCGTCATTGTTGGTTCTTTCTGGGTGCCAGTCAGCCCTGTGGTGCCTATACAGACTAAAAACTGGTATTCTCAAGTTATCGAGTTTCTTTAACCTGAAAACATCTATGTTATAGCTCATGAATTTCCTCCTTTTTTAGATTATTTTAATACTTTTTTAGAAAAAAGCAACTTTTTAAAAGAAAATTATTGCTTTTTTTGAAATTAGTATTATTACTATAATTAGTATGGAAATGATGAGGTAATATGAGTTTACTAGAGAAAGTATCAAATAAAGAAGGGGAGTTGCTGTTATATTATTCATTGGACTATGTATCCGAGTGTGACGATGCTTGTCCTAAGTTTAATAAGTGTCCAGAACAGAACTATGGGAACAAATGCACGATAATGGATGAATACCTGCAAGGTGTTTCTTCTGTCATCTTTAGGGAATATAAAAAGGATCTTAATGAAGAGATGCTTTGGAAGCTAGGTATGCATCTTATGCCTCTCTATAGGTTCCTTTGCAGATTAAAGCTTGAGGAGAGTGCTCTTAGGTCAGTAGTTGGATTCAGCAGTAAAGGAACTCCTTGGGTTCATCCTATCTTCAGGGAGATAAGAGAGACTATTAAATCAATAGAGAAGACCTGGCTTACGGTCTGTCCTGAAATCCCAATGGCTCCTAATGTACGAAGTAAAAACTATATTGATATTGAAGATGGGGACCCAAACTACTATGCCCATCTTACTGAGCAGGAAGACAAGCCTGTTAAACCGAGAAAAATAACTAAGAGAAGACTGACTAATGGATAATTACATCTTTATGATCGTTGGGTTCTGTATAGGTATATTCGCAACCCTTTGCTATATAGTGTCCAATGAAGGAATAAATACTACTTTATTGTTTCTGATAGATAAGCTAGAAAAAGGTTATATACTTGATTGGCAAATCAAGAATAAACTGTTAGAGATACTTGATGAAAACTAAATATAGGGATGGAGGGGAAGGGTTTATCCTTTGGTGTGAGGATAATGTCCGTGTACCTATCTACCCTATTGGTTCGGATATTCCTGTATGGACTGATATAGGAAAACTTCCTGATACCGTTCATCCTGATACTGGTAGATCCTATAAGCAGTTATGGGAGGAGCAGAAGGAGATATTCAGGGAATGTCTCAAGATGAAGAAGGGTAAATTCGTTTACACCCTTATTGTTTTGTGTTGGATGAGGGGAGAGGGCAAGAGTTTTATAGCTTGTCTTATTCAATTATGGAAATTCTTCTGCTTTCCTAAACAGCAGATAATGCTAGGAGCAAACTCTAAGGATCAGGTTAAGTTTGTTCACTATGATATTATGCGGGATATTATATCCAACTCCCCTAAACTTCTTAGAATAGTCGGCAGGAAGAATATACAAGAGAAAGAAATAAGACTCAGGGATGACGTTGGAAGACCTGTTTCTATTATAAGGGCTATTTCTTCCTTCTCTGGTATCGTATCAAATATTACGGGGTATACCTTCTCTGAAATATTCGATATGAAGAATCCCAAGTTCTATACGCAGCTTGATGGTTCTATCAGGAATATTCCTAATGCTCTTGGTGTCATTGACTCTACCGTTTCAACTAAGGAGCATGTACTCTATAAACTCTATGATGGTGTAATAAATAAGAGAACAAGTCAGGTCTATTTCTCTTACAGGTTCTCAAGAGAAGGGAATCAAGAGGATTTTTGGAATCCTCACATGACTCAGGTACAACTGAATGATTACAGGGAGAAGTTTCCTTTTGGTGAGTTTGATAGATACTTCAAGAATCTATGGGAAGCAGGAAGAGTTCAGGTAATCACAGATGCTATGGTTGAAGAAGCTACTATTCTTGGAATAGGGCAATCTGTAATGGAGCATAGTCTTATCCAGAAGGCAATAGAGGAAAAGGATGGGTATTTCCAGGCAGCAGAGAATTTCAGAAAAAGAAAGATGTCTATGTATGCAGATCAGGCAATTGAGAAGGGTAAAAAGATTGAAACCACCTTTCGCTATGTAGACAGCGTAATAGAAAAGGAGGTTTCCTACGATTACTACTCTGTTGGAGTTGATGTATTGGATAGACTAAGTGGGCTATTGGATACTGATTGGTCCTTACAAGTAGGGCTGGATATGGCTGATCCTATGGCCGTAAGAAGGACAGCTAGATCTATCTTGAGTTTGACTGCTAAAGGTCTTCCTGGTTCTAAGATAACACAGTATATAACTGGTATATCCAATGAAATACCGAGATATGTTTATATCTTAATTGGTCTTGTCAATGTTCTGGATCATTCATTAGAGAAGGTGAAAGAAGTAATTGATAGATGGGATGCTGAGTATCATGGCATAGATTCGTTCTGTGCGGAGCGGTATGGTGTTTGGGATATGGAGCAGTGGGCTGAAGAGAGGGGAATCCTTCTTGAGATGGTATACCCTAGCTATGGAAGGCAGAGAGAAGCATTCAAGGAGTTGTACAATGTATTCTCTACAGGAAGATTCAAGATGCCGGTAATTGAGATGACAGGATCAAAGTCTAATCGGTTATTTGAAGAAGAACTGAAGATGTTCATTCATGATCCTGATACTAAATGGTTCGGTAGTCCTGAAAAGAAGGAACTTAGAGGTACACAGGATGACTCTGTTTATTCCGTTGCATGGTCCATGTATGGTGGAAGAACGATAGGCTATGAAGCATTCAGACCGAGGATGGGGATTCCTTTGTTTGGAGAATATTATCAGAATAAGAATTTAGTTGCTAATTATTAAATATTGATGTGGTATGGGGAAAGAGATGAAAGATAAACTACTAAATAGTCAGGAAATAGAAGAATATATAAGTGGTATTCCTGATGAGGTACTAAGTAAAATATCGTTTTCCGTTCCGTGGCAATACGATGGGGAAACTGAAAGCTATAAGGATTCTGATGGTTTTACTGATTCTACCCTTGGTGATGGTAAAAAGAAGGATGATAATCAGACTACCAGAAAGAGACTACAGGAAGAGTGTTGGAGGAAATTTCATAGAAATCCACATATGAATACTGCTGTACGTGGAATGATGGGGCGTATAGCAGGTATGGGATTTGAGACTACATCTGAAGTAGCAGAGATACAGGAAGTAATAGAAGAAATAGAACTTGATTGGAGAAACAGACTCTATACCTTCTGGCCTAAATATGTAGGTAGATTTGAAATAGAGGGTGAACTCCATATCTGCTTTACTTGTCATACCGACGGATTTATTGAAGTGGATTTCATTGATCCTTCTACAATCAATGCTGGAGGAGACTACGGTACAGGAATAATCTTTCATCCAAGAAAGTCTACTATGCCATTGTTCTATAACATAGATGAGGATGGAAGGACTATTAAGGATCAGATTCCTAGCATCTTTGTTGCTAGAGATCCAAATATGGTAAATCTGGTAAGAGCGCATAACAACTTCAGTGTGGAAAAGCAGGCTATTGCACGAAGTACCCATAGTTCATTTAAGACACTAGGGGGCTATTATCGGTTTATAGTCAGTATTGATAAGGGCTTAGTGACTCGTAGGGCTATTTCTTATCTTAGGACTATCCTTGAATGGCTTAATCACTATGAGAATCTAAAGAAGTATGAGATAGATCACAAGAAAAGTTCTGGAGCTTACGTATGGGTATTTACCATTGATTCCCCGAAAGCTTTTAAACAGTGGCTTTCAATGTCCGATACTGACAAGAGGAAGACAGGAATAATGGCTAAGAAGACGCCTGGCAGTTCTCTTGTACTTCCTCCTGGTGTTAGTGTTGAGGCAAAGAATCCTAGTCTTACTCAGATTACTAATCAGGATGAAGATATTCTTGATCTTATATCTTCAGGACTTAATGAACCTCAAGATATTACTACAGGTAGATCAAAGGGCACCTATGCGTCTATCAAGGCTTCCCGTGGGCCTATGTCTGATAGATATTCAGATGAGATTGCTTATTGGGATAGATTCATGAGATATGACTTTTGGGGAAGTATATTCTTCTTGAAATCTAAGATAAGCAACTTTCCTTCTATTTTTAAAAGGAAGGAAGCTTACGATTTTGATTCTAAGAACAATCCCAAGTTTAAGATATTTAAGAGAAAGCCTGAGCAGCTATTGGATATTAACTATCCAACATCTGAGATGATAGATTACGAAGGAAGAGCAAAAGGACTACTTGGAGTAAAACATGGGCCTATTACTGAAACTCTAGGTATACCTGTAAGTGAAACAGCTAAACGAATGGGATTTGGTGGATATGGCAGATTACGATTGAGATATGAGACAGAAAAGAATAGATACCCTGAACTTGTCTACGCAGTAGATGCCGAAGCCTTGCAAGAGACAGTAGAGGGCGGAGAAACAAAGAAAAGTAAAACAAAGAAGGAAGGCAGTAAGGAGGGAAAATAATGGAAGCTAACTCAGAAAAGAAATTGACTCTTATTGCAGGAGCTATTGGATCTATATTAGTAATATTAGGATATGCAACAAAAGAAGAGGCTGAAACTATTGTAAAAGGTATAGAATTGATTAATGATGGTGCTAATCTTATAGCTGCTAGTGTTATTGGATATAGTATATCTAGGGGGCTTAAGAAACTAGGAGAGAAAAGGAACAAAGACTAATGAATCTACTCACTATTTTAATCTTTTGTCTATTTATGTCTTCTTGTGCGTGTTACTCAGTTAAAATCCCAAGAGAGGACTCTACAATAATGGAAGCAAGTGCCTGTAGTATGGCATATGGAAATGTTGGACTATCCATAGAGAAAAAAGAAAATGGATCTGAAGTTATTACATTTATAAGGGAAAATGATGAACAGGCAAAGCTTTTAGCAGGAACAATAAATGAAGCAATAAAGCGTATTCCTGTTTCTCATTAAAAAATATTAGCATACTACTATTGACAATGGTAATTTTTATTATATAGTAGAATTAGTGTGTTATATGAGGAGTAATCTGTATGCCTTGGGATGCAGCCGGAGCTAAAAAACATAATAAGAAACTTACTGATGCACAAGCAAAAAAATGGGCTTCTGTAGCGAATTCGGTACTAAAAGAATGCCAAAGTAAAGGTGAAACTGATTGTGAGGGAAAAGCTATAAGAGTTGCTAATAGTAAGTTTTCGGAAGGAGGTGGGGTATTGAAACATAAGGTTCCAAGTAATGCTCTGTGTTTATCAATGCCTACAGGCAGTGTAGAGTTTAGTCAGGATGAAGAAGATCCTAAACTCAGTATGACTATTTATTCTGGAGATGTAATCAAAGGTCATTGGTGGTGGGGTGATCTTGCTGTTGATCTCACTGGAATGTCATTCCCAAAGAAGAAATATCCACTACTCGAAGATCATGATACTGGAAGGAAGCTTGGTTTCTTTGGAAAACCTAAAACTGATGGGAAACTGGAAATAGATCCTGATACTGTTACTTTTCTTGATACCAAGGAAGCTGAGGAATTTAAAAATAATTCTAAGAAGGGGTTTCCTTATCAGGCAAGTATGAGAGTATATCCAACTTCTATTGAAAGAGTAAAAGAAGAGGAAACCGTAGAAGTAAATGGGTATAAGTTTAAAGGACCTGGATCTATATTCAGGAAAAGTGTGTTTGAGGAAGGATCTGTTTGTGTGTTTGGATGGGATAAAAATACAAATGCACAGGTATTTGGTAAGGATTTAGAACTTGAATATGAAGAATGTTTCTGTGAAGAGACAGTTAAGGAGGTAGAGCAAAAGATGGATATTGTTACCTTGAAAAAGGAGCATCCTGAGCTTGTAACTGAACTTGTTAATGAGGTTACAGCTAAGTTTGCGAAAGAGAAAGAGGATCTTACTAAGCAGTTTGAAGAGGCTCTTTCTAAGAAGGAAAATGAAATGAAGGTGAAGGATGATCGTATTCTTCTTCTTGAGAAGAAAGACATTCTTCGGACGGAGAGGGAACTGAGGGCGCAGGCGGATTCTATCTGGATTGCAGAGCTTTCTAAGTCTCAGATACCGGAGAATCTGCATCCGAAGGTCATGAAACATGTTCAGTATTCCAAATATGTAACTGAGGATATGCTGGATGTAACGAAGTTCATGGAGGCCATTCGGGAAGAGATTAAGGATTGGGAGGAACGTGGTGCGGTACAGACTGTTCTTGGAATAACTTCTCAGCAACGGGAAGTTGAGGATGTCAAGGCAACGGCTCTCAAGGAAGAAAATGAAAAACACGCTGGTAGGCTGCTCAAGCTTGCTGGTCAGGTAAGTAAGTAAGGAGGTGAGTGAGTAATGCCTAAAGATACACCGACTATAATTTATGGTTCTCAGTCGGACTATAAGAAACTTTATTACAGTGATCCTAGTGCTGCTCTTAAGATCCCTGTCACATTGATGGCTGGATTTGGAGTAGTAGAACAGGGAACTGCTCTTGCTCTTAATGGATCTGCTGCCACGACTGGTAATATTGGAAGACACTTTCCATATGATCTAGCTGCTGTTCCTACTGGAGCTGAGTCCACTTGTGGTAGAATATACTTGGTACAGAATTCTGGTACAACTGCCACTGTTCTCTATACTACTATTAATGATAGCTACAGACTTGCAGTAGGTGATGATGTTTTCATTCGTGATAACACAACCACTGCTGAAAATCTTGGTGCTATTACGGCAATTGATCGTTCGACTTATTCTCATATGGCGGCTGTTACTGTAACAACTGCTACTGGTGGAACCAGCTTTACCACTGCACGATTCGCCTATCTTGCTGTTGAAGGATATGCTACCTGTGTTGGTATTCTTGAGAAGACCGTTGATACGGGAACTGGTGTAAATGCGAAGGGTGCTCTTTCTACTATGATTCTTGGAAACTGTGTCCTTTATACTGGTATGCTTACCAATGTTGACTCTTATGCCCTTACAGACATAAGTGGTGCGGCGTATGGTAGCTATACCTATATTAAGTAATTAAGGGGGTGAGGGTAAATGCCTAGGGGTAGTTCAGATATACCTGTATTGAGACTGGAAGTTCTCCAAAAATTTATGGAGAGCTTTATGACTCCACCGGAGTTGGTGTTCTCTAATTTGTTTGAGGAGACAGATAGTCCGTCTAGTTCAATTAAATGGGAAAGTAGGAGAGGCCGTAGGGGAATGACTCCGTTTGTTCCGCCTGGTGCTCCTGCTCCTGTAACGGAAATTAGTGGAGTAGCACAGCATGAGGCTGAAGCTGCTTATTGGAAGGAGAAGATTCCTTTTGATGAGGAGTTTTTGAATAACCTTCGTAAAGAGGGTACAACTGAGCAGTATCTTGATGCTGAGTCCCGCCTTGCCAGAGAAATGGCTGGTTTGGTGAATAGGGCGCGACGTAGGAAGGAGTGGATGTGGTCGAAACTCTTCTTTGCTGGTAGTTTTTCATATGAAACCAATAAGGGAGTTATGGTTTCGGTAGATTACGATATTCCTGATGAGAACAGTGAAACTCTTGGTACTGACTACAAGTGGGAAGCTGGAACAAAAAGAGATATTCTTGGGAATATAATGACTGGAAAAAGGGTCATTTCCACAGCGAATGGTGGAAAGGTAGAGATTGGAATGTGCAATTCCCAAGTTTTGCAGTATATGGCTACTGATTCTGACATTCTAACTCTCTTGTCTAAATCTACTTTTGGTGAAGGTGATTTGTTCAAGGGGATGAAGAATAAGATTGTTGGTGTAAATCCCAAAGTTCTAGGTAGTCTTTTGGATATTCCTAATATTATTATAAATGATGAGCAGTACGAAGTAAGGGCCTATATTACTACGGCTGTTACTGGTGGTAGTTCTACTACTATTTATGTGGACGATGCTGCTGATTTTGAAGCGGGTGAAACACTTAGATTCCATGATAGGTCAGCAGGAACCTATGAGGATGAGACTATTTCCTCAGTAGATACAACTGCAAGTACTATTACCGTTTCTACGGCACCTACCGCCAGTTTCAAAGCTGGAGAAGACTACGTAGAAATGACTAAGTATTTTGCTCCTAATGACAAGTTTGTAATGATTGCTCCTACTGTAGAAGGTATGCCTATTGCTGAATTTAAACGGGCACCTTTTGGAAATGGTAGGCATTATGGACTGTTTACTGATCGTCATGATGAATGGGACCCCGAAGTTACTTGGATAAGGGTTCAGGACAAGGGACTTCCAATATTGTGGCAAAGGGATGCAATGTATATTCTGGATGTTAATTAAGGGGAGGTGAAACTATGAAGGAACTTATAGGACCCTTTCCGCAGCCAGGATGGAGAAAACGAATCTCACTCAATGCGCTTGATCCTATGCAAGCCACTTACTCCGGTGAGCTAAAGGCAACATTGGGTGTTGGTACAATAGGTGCTGTAAGAACATCTGGCAGAGTTAATGATTATTGGATTTCTGCTAATGCTTGTGGTCAAGATGATGATGCTCCTCTTGGTATTACAGGGGAACTTTATATCAATGGAACTACTTGCCTTAGTACGAAACCGACTATATATTATGTGTCAGGTGAAGCTTCACAGACGAAAACCACTAAGGCATCTGGAAGTGGTATCACTCAGGCAGTAATTGATCGAACTGCTGATACATTTACTCCTGGGGATGTTCTTACATACCAGATAACATTAGCTAGAACAGCTAGTCCAGATGTAGAGATGAGCAACTTGTGTATTGTGGTAGAACTTGAACCTTTGAAGTAATTAAAGGGGGAATCAATGAAAGTAGGTAAATCTGAAATC